AGGAACACCGTAACCCCTGGAACATACGGCAAGGTAACGGTTGATTCAGAAGGCCATGTCAGCGCCGGACTGAACCTAGAAGCTACTGACATCCCAGACCTTGACGCTTCAAAAATCACTACCGGCGGCGTTCCAACTGACCGTATTGCCGCCAAAGCAGTCACTGGTGCCAAGCTCGCAAACTATTCAATATCAAAAATCTCTGCAGCAACGCCGAATGCAGAGTTTATCGGCCAGCTGTACTTCAATCCGTTAGATCGTACGCTGTACATGTGGGATGGAAACGTCTACCAGCCGATCGGTGTTAGTTACGGCCAGGTCGTATTTTCTGGCACTTATGACGCAAGTACCAATCTCATTACATCAGTAACACCAGACGGTACAGCTATTGGCTTGGTCGTTGGTGGTGCTCTTGTCAGTCCTATTGCTGCAAACCGTGCTCACTACGTTGTCGTCGATAAGCCCGGAACAGGCGTAGCACCTGCACCGACAGTTTCGTTGTCACCGCCGGACATGTTGCTGTCCACAGGCAGTGACTGGATTCTGCTGGATGTGTCTGACACGGTGACAGCTCAGCTCGCCAGTAATATACAAGTTACGCCTGCGGGCGATATTGCTAGCACGAACGTGCAATCTGCACTGCAAGAGCTTGACACCGAAAAGCTGGCGCTTGCTGGTGGCACGATGACCGGCGATATTACGCTGGACGATTGCGATATTGTTTTTGAAGGCGCCGTCGATGATGCGTTCGAGACAACACTGACGGTCGCTGAACCGACGGCAGACCGAACAATCACACTGCCAGATACCACTGGCACAGTTGTTACTACTGGTGACACTGGCACGGTGACCAGCACGATGATTGCTAACGGCACCATCGTTGACGGAGACATCAATGCTTCGGCTGCCATTGCTGACACAAAGCTCGACACCATCAGCACTGCAGGCAAGGTCAGCAA